GTACATGGACATTCTCTGACACAATGATGATAACTAACTCATTTGGTGAGAAGAAATTACAATTTGCTAATGCAATGAGTTTTAATGACAACTCAATGGTTGTAAATGGAAAGATTGTAAACATTAGACAATTTATAAAAGCTCAAGATAGAGCAGCTAAATATGATCTTTCTGAATCAGCAAGAAAGGAACTTGAAAAAACATTTGAAGAAAGAGTTCAAGAACTTAAAGAATCTTCTTCTTTAGCTAAGGTTGCTAAGATTGAAAATGATAAACTTGTTATTCCTGGAGTTACTGATGAAGAATTAGCTAAGTATAGAACTACAGTTATTGAGTATGGTAGAAAGCTTAATGGTCAAATGAATGAAGACAACAAAGCTGGCTACAGAAGAGATACAATCATTTCATCATTTATGATGTTTAAGACATGGATTCCTAAATTAGTTTCTGAACGTGGAATGGACATTACTAAAAATGTTGAACTTGATGAATGGGAATATGGTAGAGTTAGACTTTTCTTTAAAACTTGGAATCAATTAGGAACAAGAAATCTTTTGAAGATGCGTGAGATCATCAATGGTACTGATGAAGGTTTACGAATCTTAGATGAAATGCTTGAAGCAAAAAAAGATGATTACTATAAAAAAACTGGCCAGGTTCTTGAGATAACCACTGAGGAGTTTTATGATCTTGTAAGAAAAGAATTAACTAATGAAATGAAAGAGTTAAAACTTTTATTAATTGTTGCTGCAATGATGTTTGCAGCTGCTGCTGCTGAACCACCTGAAGATGCTGATGATCAAACAAAAAATTTATATAAATTAGCTGCTAGAGGATTGCATAAAATTTCTGATGAGATTACATTCTATTATAACCCTGTATCTTTTGAAGGTATGACTAAAGGTTCTGTACTTCCATCATTGAATATAATTACAAAAGCAATGAGAATCTTTAATGCAATAGGTAAAGAGATGGAAGATCCTGACAAAGCATATCCAATGAAGTATTTCTTTGCAATGATTCCTGGAATTTCTCAATTTCAAACTGAGATACTTCCTTACCTTTATCCTGAACTTGCTAAAGAAATGGGCATCAGAGTGAGTGCAGAATCAAGAAGACAGTAATAGCTATATTATGGCATTTATTTACATCTTAGATGCCATATAATATATATAAATTGTTACATTTGCTTACTACAAATTAATCGTTTTTATCAAGGGAGAGAGTGGAAAACTAGTTACAAACTATAACATCATTCTTAAATGAGAACATTTCTTTTACAATTACTAGCAGCCTTACTCTTATTCTTTGCGCCAATTCAACAGTTAGTTATGGTCGTAGGTATAGCAATCATGCTAGACACATTCACAGGTATTTATAAATCAGTTAAATTGAATGGATGGAGATCCATTCGTAGTAGAAAGTTGTCAAATATAATAAGCAAACTGGTTCTTTATGAGGTGTCAATCATTCTCCTCTATCCAATTGATAAATTTTTATTGAACGAACTGTTGCTGAACATTGTTTCAGTTCAATTCTTTTCTACAAAAGTTGCATGTGTTCTTCTTATTCTAGTAGAGCTTACATCAATTAAAGAGAATGTAGAAGCTGCTCTTAAGATTAATATCTGGCAGATTTTAAAAAGAACAATCAACAGAGCAAAAGAAATCTCCCATGATGTAGATGACATAGCCAATCCTAAATAATATATTATGGATAGTCTAGAAGGATTTATTCCAAAATTTTTAAAAGGAGGATGGATTGTTACGTTAATTGGTGCTGCAGGAATGATAGCAAGACTGGCTGTATCTGAAGAAGAGAATGCCATGAATACAATAATCAAGAACATATCTGCTGCAATGATTGCATCTAGCATCTCTTGGTTCATATTAGAACAGTTCGAAATTAATTCAATGATTAAAGCAGTGACATATGGACTTGTTGGATTAAACTCACCAGAACTATTAAAAGGTATAACAAAAATATCTGGTGCGTTCTCTGAAGATCCTGCAAAGTTTATAGCCAATGCTAAGAAAGGTAAAGTTACATCAACTAAAAAACCTGTAAGAAAAAAACCTATAAAGTAATGAATAAGAATACTTCATTAATAGCACTAACTCTAATTATGTTATCAGTTGCAATCTATGGTAAATGGATTGAAGTGAAGATATCAGAAAACGCACGAGCTATCATAGAAGATAGATTAAAACCTCAACCATGGCTATCAAGAGCTTTTGATTACTATGGTACACCTATAGAAGCAAACTTTGTAAATAAAGAATTTTCAGTTGACAAGTTAAAAGAAAATCTTGATTATATAAAAGATTGGAAAAAATCAAGAGACAGTGTGTGGTCAGCATACATTGCTACTGAAATGGTTCCTGAAGAACAGAAAATTATTGATAAAGTAAACGAGGATACAAAAGAAGTTGATGCTATTATAGAAGACATTATAGAAGATGTTGAGAACAATAGGAACTTAGAAGAAGTAGACTCTATAATTAAATCAGGTGTTATAGAAAAGAAGATAACACCAATCATGGATAACATTAACCTACTAATTGATTTACAATCTACAGAAGGAGAAAAGTTAGCAGATGATATGAAGGTTACAATGTATACATTTTCAAACTTCATGATAGGAGTGTTATCGTTATCTTTTATCTTATTAGGTACATTGATATATGATTTTATAAAAACAAAAAGAGAAGCAGCTAAACCTGTAAGAAAACCAAGAACAAAGAAACCAGTTAAACGTACAACCACTAAAAAGAAATAGGTAAATGGGATTTTTTAAAGAATTAGTAAGTGATGACAATTCAATAGATGAGAAAGCATTTGTTGGTGTCATTTCATTTTTTGCAATGGTATTTACATTGTTAGTAGATGTAGTTACAGGGATATGGGGCAAAGAGTTAATCATCAAACAATTTATCTTTGATGGATTTATGACTCTTACAATGATCTGTTTTGGTATAGCCACAGCAGGTAAAGTATTTAGTATGAACAAACAAAAGAAAGAACAAGATGCAACTGAGTAAACACTTATCATTAGCTGAAGTTACAAGAAGTGATTCAGCAAAAAGAAATGGAATAAGCAATGAGCCTACTCCAGCACACTTAGAAAACTTTAAGTTATTAGCTGAAAAAGTATTTGAACCTATTAGAGAACACTTCAAAGTTCCTATTCATATATCTAGTGGATATAGAAGTGCTGCATTAAACAAAAAGATAGGTGGATCACTTACATCACAACATTGTTCTGGTGAAGCAATTGATATCGACATGGATGGTAGTGCAAGTGGTGTTACCAATAAGCAAGTTTTTGATTTCATTAAGCAACATCTAAACTTTGATCAAATGATTTGGGAATTTGGTACAGATTCTAACCCTGACTGGGTACACGTATCATACGAATCAACTGGTAAACAACGTAAGCAAGTTTTGAAAGCTGTTAAACAAGGTGGAAAAACAAGTTATGTACCATATAAGTAAGTTCATAAAACAACAATGGTTAGGAACCATCCTAATTATATTATTCATTCTGTTCTTGGTTTATGGAATAGGAAAGAATAGTGAGTTACAAAAAGAAAAACAACGTCTTGAAAAAGAGATTGAAGTGCTTGAGCAAAAGGAAGAACTACACTGGAATAAACTTGACAGTTTAAAAGTTAGTGAGAGCACTATAATTAAGAAAGAAAAAATATTAATACAGATACAACATGACACAATTAAGATTATTGATACTATGTCTGTTAGTGAGCTTCAAAAGTATTTCACAAACAGATACAATAAAAAAGATAGTATTAGATGAGAGAGTTGGTAGAGAAGTTGTTAAAGACCTTGTAAGAGGAGATATCTGTAGACAGCTCTTATCACTTGCTCAAGAGAAGAATGATGTTCTTAAAAAACAAACTATTGAACTATATTCAATCATTGCAATTAAAGATAGCATCATCTCTAAAAAAGATGAAATAATCACTATACAAGACAAAGCTATTGGCTGGTGGAAGAAACCTGAACTTCATGGATACTTAGGAGTTCAAAGTGTAAATGCCACTATAGTTAATCCATATTTATATGGAACATTATTACTTGAATTTCCTAAATTTAGTTTAGGAGCACAATACTTTGTACAACCAAACAATCCATCAGGATATGGATTTATTGTAGAATATAACTTATTTTAAAACCAATGGCAAAACAAACCAACACAGCAGAAAAGATTTTAAAACCTACGATCAGTCGTCCTGGTGTACACGCAAAAGCAAAGACATCAAAGTTGAAATCTAGCAAACTATACAAGAAATTAAATAAAGGACAGGGATAATGGATTGGCAATTAGAAATATCATTTCATTGGCCACACGATAGACTAGCAATAGGATGGGAAGTCCTACACCCTGATGAGAAATTTGATTATACATCATATGTTCTCTTTCTTGGTTTCATAACAATAACATTAGATATAAATTAATATCTTTGATAACTAATAAATTATAAAGAAATGGGAATACCAAATAGACAAATAGGAATTTATAAAATTACTAGCCCTAGTGGTAAAGTCTACATTGGTCAAAGTTGGGACATTAAAAAAAGATTTTCTAAATATAGAAGTTTACAAAGTGTTTATAAACAAAGAGTTTTATTTAATTCATTTAAGAAACATACGTGGCAAAACCATAAATTTGAAATAATTAAAGAATGTCAGTCTGATAATGTTACACAATTTGATTTGGATGAATTAGAAATTTACTATATTAATTTTTATAAGGATCTTGGATGCAATCTTTTAAACATAAAAGAAGGTGGTCGAGGTGGAAAATTACCTAAAGAATCTATTGATAAAATGTTACAAACTAGAGGAAAATGGAATCATTCTATAGAGAGTAAAAAGAAGATAAGCGATTCTCATAAAGGAATAAAACATTCTCTATCTACAAGAATGAAAATGAAGAATATGAAAAATAGTATGAAAATTATTTTACATAAAGAAACAGGAACATTTTACTTTGGAATAAAAGAAGCTGCTTTGATTTTTAACTTAAATTATAATACCTTGTGTAAAATTTTACAAGGCAAAATTAAAAACAATACTAATTTAATATACATATAAATATGGGTATTCCATCAAGACAGATAGGTTGGGACCAACAGTCAAACTTATTATGGCAACTTCAAGCACAGCTTAATAAATTAGGCAAAACAATGAGTCAATGTTGTGGATCTTCTACAGCAAATTGTATCAGTTTCACTGATATAACTTGGGAAGCATTCATTGCTGCTGTTGATGCAGGAACTATTGCTGATTGTTACTATAACATTATTGACAGACCAAACTCAGGTGATGATCCTTTATACGTTCTTGTTGAAAAGGGACTTCCTAATTTTGACAATGAGGTGAGAAGAGAAGAACAAGCATCAAGTGCTTTGTGTATTACAAGTGATCAAGGAGTGGGATGTTTCAATGTATATGCTGAATCAGAAACTATTTCTTTTGATTATATTGAAGGTGCTACAGTCTATCCTGTTCGATTAAGAGACTGTTCTATTTTTGCTGAAGGAGATGTGGTAACATTTACAAGTTATGAAGCTCCTTTTCCTACATATACAGGAGTTATACATTATGGTTATAATGGTGGGATGGATCAATGTCAAGTATTCTTTCAAATAACAGGAGGAACAGGTGTTATACCACCAAGTCCTGGTAATCCTGAAGGAACATTTAGTAATGGTGTAGATAGTACAGATGGAAGAATTGATACAGATGGAAAATGTATTCCTTTTCCAACACTATCTGTAGGAGATGTAATTAATGGATGGTTATCTCCAGAAGAAGGCGTTGCAAGTGCAACAATAACTTCTATAACAGGAACAACAGTTACAATAGCTCCTACATCAGGAGATTGGACTGGTGTTTCTGTATTTTTTATAGAGAATAATAAATCTTGTTTATTTGTAACAACAGCTCCTATTACAACAGTTAGTATACTCCTTACACCAGATCCTATATGTTTTGATTTTGATAGTCTTCTTGGATTTGGTGTATATTTAAATACATTAATGCAAGCTACAGATGGTTTGATTTATGGAACGTTACAATCACACAAGGAGTATGATGGGCAATTGTTTTCTATGGACCCTGTTACAGAGCAAGTGACGATATTGTTTACTTTTGATGATACTGCTACGTATGGTAGTAATCCTAGTTCAGGACTTGTTGAAATAGCAGGAGAATTATATGGTACATGTAATGCTGGTGGTAATGATGGTGTTGGAACTATATGGAAATGGAATATAGCAACAAATACATTCACTGTATTACATTCTATAGATAATGATAATGATGAAGGAGCATATCCTTATGGAACATTATTATATACAGGAGGACTTTTATATGGAACTTGTAATGGTGGTGGAGCTAATGATTTTGGAACATTATTTGAATTTGATCCAATAGCTGTAACATATACAGTGTTATTGCAAATGGGTGATAATGAAGATATTCAATATCCACAAGGACCATTAGTAGAAGTTATTCCTGGAGAATTGTGGGGAACTTCTACTAATGGTGGAACTAATGATAGTGGTACAGTGTTCAAATATATACTTAGTTCAGGAATTGATGAGATAGTTGTAAACCTTGACGATGTTTCTGTATCAGGAGAATACATAGGTGCTAGTGGAGGAGTGATGTTAGCCAGTGATGGTAATGTGTATTTTAATACAATTAATGGTGGTGATGATAAAAATGGAACATTGTGTCAAATTACAGATATTTCTACTATCCCAGTATTAAGTATTGTTCATAGCTTTGATATTAATTATGGATATGGAAAAGCTGTATGCCCTATAGAAATTGCTGGTAATTTGTATGGATGTACAAATAATTCAAATGAGGAGCCTACAGGTTGTACTTCTCCAGTTGGAAGTATTTACAAATATGATCTTAGTGTAGGTATATTTACAACATTGCACGCATTTGATGCTCCAACTGATGGGGGTTCTCCTACTTTAGGACAACTTCTTCCTATTGTAGATGTATTGTATGGAATGACAAATCTACCAAAACTACCAGACTGTCCTACAGATCAATATGGACAAATATTCAAATACAACATCACAACAGATGTATATACAAATGTTCAAGCTTTAGGAGTTCCTGTTTCTTCTCCTGCTGAGGTGGCAACATCTATTTGTGAAAGTATTGTAGATCCTGGATATACATGTACTACAGTGGGTGGATGTCTTTTTGTTTCAGGAACACAGTTTGGAAACGAAGCAGGTCAAACATTAGTGATTAGAACTATTGTTACGTTTGAAGGTAATTTAAATGCATGTACACCACCTGTTCCTGGAGATATTATATATGATGATGCTACAGGCAATTTAATAGGAACTGTTCTTAGCTTTAGTGGGGTTAATCCATATATAATGGAAGTGGAATTAGATGACAATGCTAATCCTGGATATGATCCTAATAGTGCTGGTTTTAATATTTATGTACAAGGGGATGGATGTGGTATTAAAGTTGAGCAAATAATAGGAACAATCATTGACTACACTGTTCAACCTTTTTCAGGAGGAAAAGAACCTGTTAACAGACCTTGTTATTACAATGCTACATATGATGTAATCACAGACTATCCTCTTTCACAACCACACACAAAAGCAGAAATAGACTATCTTGTAACTAACAACTTGTTAGTGCCAGGTGCATTCTATCACATCATGGATGTGGATTTATTCTTATATGGAGGAACAGAGATTGTTATACAAGCAAACAGTCATCATTCATTTAATGATACAGCAATGGGCTTGTTCTACAATCCTAGATATGATCAAGATGTATTAGGATATGGAATATATGATGCTTCTACAAGTTATTCACGAGGAGACACTGCTATATGGGGAGGACTTGTTATAACATTGGTTGGTGGTTCTGGTATGGGAAATACATCTGCATACAATTTAGAATATAACATATGGACATTCCCTGGTAAATTCAAAGTGTTTGTAAGTGATACATCATCTTTTGCTGGAGGAGATATTGTTTATGATCCTAATAATTCAAATAATTCAATGCTTATTACAGAAGTGGGAGCTGATTACATTATTGTATCATGCCCTCCTTTGTTCTTAGCATTTGCTCTACAACTTGATAATGGCACTGGTGCAGTTGATATCACATCTATAGAACTACACGAATCATTCTACAGCGATTTTATTTACAATGCTGTATGGGATGAAATCACATATGATTATGCACATGATTTCATTAGTTCTAGAAAAGACAATGTTGGAAATGCTGTAGAGCAATCTTGGAGCAGTTATGAACTTTATTATAATAATCCTATATACAGAGCTATTGCAGGATTCCAATGGGGTAATGAATATGCAAATAATATACCTGTTGAGGATTATGTTGGAATGTTTGCAAATAAAATAACTGATAGTTATGTAGAAGTTATTAATTTTAGAGGAAGATATTTTATTCAAAATGTATTTGATAGTTCTTTGTTTGTTGCTAATAATCTTAATGGACGTATAATTTTTCAAAGCAATGTTTTTATAAACAATTGTGAGATGAGAAATTGTAACTTTGTAGAAGCAACTAACTGTAGTTTTACTAATAATTATTTTAATAGTTCACTTTTACATACTTCAGAATTTGATGGTGGATCTTTTTATAACAATACATTAAACAACAGTATAGTTAATCAAGCAATTTTTAACTCTATTGATTTTATTAATAATGCTTTGAAAAGTTCAGAATTAGATCTATCAACACAAGTGGGAAGTATAGAACGTGTAAACTTTGATTATGTCACCTTAAATGATGACATATCTTTAGCTACAAGAATATATGAAAATACTTATAGCAAAGATGTTGTACAAGGTAGAGGTTTAGACAACTATATTAAATATGTAAGTAATACAGGTACATACGCAGTTGTTCTTGTAACAACATAATATTAAAAAATCGAATTATGATAAGTCGTGAAATAGGTTGGAGTAACCAAAACAATCTTACGTTTGGTATCATCAAACAAGTAAACAAAATACAGAAAGATGTGTGTTGTAATTGTAATATTACAACCACCACTACTAGTAGTACAAGTACAACAACTAGCACTAGTTCTAGTACCACAACAACTACTACAACATCTCCAGCTTAGATTATTGTTTCTAAAGCTGTAATATGATTATAGTATAACACCAAAACATAATAAACACACAACAATAAATTATAATAAACCAACTACATTATGAAAGATTTGAAATTTATCTGTGAAAAATGGCGAGATATAAAACAATTCGAAGGATATGAAGTTAGTAATTTAGGTATAGTTAGAGGAAAAGATAGACTTGTAAAAAGAAAAACTGGATCTTGTTTCATTAAAGGAAGAGAGTTAAAACAAATATTTAATAAAAAAGGATATCCTGAAGTTAGATTTCGTAAAAAAGGTTCTCATACTAGATTAGTTCATAGATTAGTTGCTGATGCATTTATATTAAATTGTAATAATAAATTACAAGTTAATCATATTGATGGTAACAAGCTAAATAATAAAGTAGATAATCTTGAATGGGTTAGCAATTCAGAAAATCAATTACATGCTTATAGATTAGGATTGCAACCTAGTAGAGCTGGTGAAAAAAATAATAAAGCTAAAATTACAGATTCACAAGTTACACAAATTAAACTTTCTTATAACCTAGGAAAAAGTATCTTTGAAGTTTCAAAAGAAACAGGGATATCTTTAGGAATTATTAGAGATATAATTTATCTGAGAACTTGGAAGTCAAATAAAACCTCTATTTTAAAGAGGGATGATAGAAGTAAAACCAAAAAACCAATATTATGCGAGAATTAAAATTTTTATCCTGTCAGCCAGATGACACTTATTACACATGGCAAGTACACCTTTGGTTAGAAAGCTTAAGAGAAATAGGACATTCAGATAAAGCCATCGTGCTTATTTTTATTCCTAGTTACAGAGAACAAAATAAGAAGTGGGACCAAATTATAAGTCTATATCCAGAAGCTGAATTCAACTTCTATAAAGATGTAGACAACGTAAGTCAATTATTAGGAATATACATTCCTGTTCTTCGTCCTTACGTTCTTTGGAAATACTTTAAAGAGCATCCTGAAATGAGCGATAAAGCAGTATTTTATTGTGATTCTGATATTCTCTTTACACAGGAATTTAGTCTTGATAAGTTCTTAGAAGATGATGTATGTTATCTTTCAGATACAAACAGTTACATTAGTGCTAAGTATTTTGACAGTAAGATTAATCAGGTGTTACCTGAGAAACTAGAAGAATACAAAACAAGAGATATTCTTGGTGAGATGGCAAGTGTTATTGGTATATCAAGAGAAATTGCAGAAGCAAACAATGATCATTCAGGAGGAGCACAATACTTCTTGAAAAACGTAGATGGAGACTTCTGGAGTAAAGTGATGAATGATTGTATTCTTATAAGAACCTATTTACAAAAAGTGAATAGAGAATTCTTTAAAGATGAGAATGCAGGGTATCAAAGTTGGTGCGCAGACATGTGGGCTGTTCTTTGGAACCTGTGGTTTAGAGAACAAGAAACTAAAGTGGTTCCAGAACTAGCATTTGCTTGGGCATCTGATCCACTTATAAAATTAGAATCACATTCGATTCTACATAATGCAGGAATAACAGGAACAGTGATGGGAGACCATCCATGTTTCTATAAAGGGAAATATCATACAGGACAAGATCCTATGTTAGATCCACATTTAGATGTAGTGTTGAATGATGAGAAATCAAAAACAAGATGCACATGGTATTATGCCAGCAAACTAAATTTATTAAAACATAAATATAAACTTAATTACTAAAAATTATGACACCAAACAAACGTGACTTAAAAGCGTATTCTCGCTTTGATGGAACTGGACGCATTGTCCCAGGAAGCACTGTGCTTAGACGTAACAAGCCTAAAGTAGGAACTTGGATAGAAACTCAAGCATATGAATGCTGTGTACCTCCAACATGCCCTGAACCTCTTATTATGGAGATTCTTCCTTCTGAAGGATTCTTTGAATTTGGAATGAGATCTTCTTCTACTAATACAGTGAGAGGTACAATTGACTGGGGTGATGGAACCACAGAATCATTTAACTTTACAGGTGTATCTTCTACATCTTATATATCACATAATTATTCATCTCCTGATTATATTCCTCAAACTGTAAGAGTAACCTTTACTAGTGTATCAGGATTCAGAAGACTTGAAATTGGAGATGGTAATATTGTAGGAACATTGTTATCTGTAACCAACTTACCTACAGTTTTTGCAGGAAGTTCTATTGAACAAGTAGATGCTGATGGTACAAACATTCAATCTTTAGATGTATCTAATCTACCTATCATAGAATTATATGCTCTTGAATGTTCTAATCTTACTTACTTGAATGTACAAGGATGTACAAGTTTAGATAACACTGAATTATATAGTGATAACTTTACTGCTCTAGATTTCTCAGGATGTGCGTCTTTAGTAACTGCCACTGTTTATGAAAATTATAATTTATCTACACTTATTATTGATGATTGTGATTCTTTAAATTATCTTGAAGCAACTGATTGTGATTTAAATGCTTCAGCAGTTAATTACATCTTAGTAACATTAGATAACTTAGGTAATTTAAATGGAGATGTGTTTTTAAACAATAACCTTTCAGGAACTAATGCTGCTCCAACAGGAGCTGGTATTACAGCAAAAAATAATCTTATTGCTAAAGGTTGGCAAGTAATAACAGAATAATTAATATTTAAAAAATAGAAATCATGGCAATACGTATATTGAGTGAAAAAGAACAAGAAGCTAAAGATCTTAGAGAAAAAACCATCTATGACTATGTCAAAGAAGGAAAGACTCGTGAAGAAGCAAAAGCAATTATAGAAGCTATTAAAAATCCTTCTAAAAAGAAATAAATTAGACCATGGCAACAAACAATAGACCTCTAAAAGCATATGTAAGATTTGATGGATCTGGCAGAATAGTTGCTGGAAGCTTAATTCTTAGAAAGCAAAAACCTAAAGTGGGTAAATGGCAGGAGATTCCTGCTTATGAGTGCTGTAATCCAACTAGTAGTACTAATTACAATGTAGCAGGATGTGAAAGAATGGAATACCATGTAATAACATATACTGGTGTAGGCATATTGCCTGAAGGTACTATTGTTAATAATGCTACTCCTGAATGTTGGTATATAGTTGATCAAACAACAGCCCCAGCAGATGTTGGAACTATTACATATGTATGGCCTACTCTTGGTGAATGTTCATTTTGTATAGATTCTCATACAACCACTACAACCACTACAGCTGCACCAACAACAACTACCACAACTACAGCACTTTAATCATGGCAAGAAATAACAATAACAAGCTAAAAGCTTTTGTACGTTTTGATGGTTCAGGACGTATTGTACCAAGTAGTTTAATTGTACAAGCATTTAAACCTGCTGTGGGTAATTATGTAGAGATAGATGCTAAGGAATGTTGTAACTATGTAGCACCAGATATTCTTCTTTTAGAAGATGGAGGATCATTGCTACAGGAAGACAATGGAGAAATTTTACTTTAACAATTTTAAAAATAACAAAAATGGCAAATAAAAAAATTAGTCAGCTCACAGCAGCTGCAGCTTTAACAGGAACAGAATTATTACCAATTGTACAAGGTGGGGTAACAGTACAAACAACAGCACAAGATGTTGCTGATTTAGGTGGTGGTGCACTTCCAGTATTAATAACTTATCCTGTTACCACTCCTGGTTCTGCAGGTACACGTTTTTGGTATCAAGGAAACGAGTGGCATTATATGACCCAAGATGAAATTGATTCAACAGGATGGACAGGATTAGTAAACGTAGGGTTTCCTGCACCTGTAAATAAAGTTAATGATGTAAGTTTGTTGCATGGATACAATGCTAAACAGAGATATGCTAATGTTGGTTTTCAAGGTTTGACGATTGTGGGGAATAGTGATTTAAATTTTTTAGGTTATGGAGCACCTCATTTGTTAATGAGTTATTTTGATAATAATCAAGTCTATAATATACAATCAATTAGAAATGCTAATTTATTAATTTCTTTAGAAAATATAGGAACATCGACAGCACTAGTTCTTCGTAGTAAGAACTTAACAGATATTGTTATAAATGATTTATTTACCCAATTACCATTAACAACAAAAATAGCAACTATTGATGTATCAACTAACCCAGGTTCTGCAACTTGTGATCCAACAATAGCAACTGCAAAAGGATACATTGTAGTAGTATAATATGAAACTATTTTCAGTAGCAATAGGAGAAAAATATGAGAAAGAAGCAGTGCGTTTACAGCGCACTGTTAACCTTCCTATAGAAGTATTTATTAAATCTAATGATAAGTATATTGAAATAAACAAAGATCCACTAATTAATGGTCTTTGGCATAAATGTAATTTTGCTAATTATATTAATGAAGCAGATGGGTCTGTTATTTTTATGGATGCTGATATGTTCACACTAACTAAAGATTGTTTTAAAGATTTCAATGTAAAAGAAGATACTGATTTTGCTTATGTTCCTTATCAAGGTAAATGGCATTTTCCAGATATAATTCGTCAAGAAGCATTTAATCATCATGGACATAAAATCAATAGTGGTTTTATGTATTTTAGAAATTTAGAAATTGCTAAAGCTATTTGTACTAATTGGGCAGAAGAGTTTTTAAAAAGACCTTTACATTGGATTAAAAATGAATATGATGAATACGCTTTGATGATAGCTCTTATGAATATGAATTATAAAGTAGAGCTACTTGATAGTAAATGGAATGATTGGGAATTGGGTTTAACTTCGTTTGAAGAAAAATCACCTGACTCAATTTTAAATTCTACTTCAATATTTTTCCAATCACATGATTTTTTACATATAGACATAAAAATAGATAAATGAAACTCCCAATAATACCCTTAGATAAGGCAAACCATATTATATATGGACTTGTAATATACATCATAGCCAATTTGTTTGTTGAAAACATCTTGGCTTTTGGTGTAGTTGTACTATTTGGTGCAGGAAAAGAGTTGTACGATTACAAAAGTTATGGTAAATTTGATGTGTTAGATTTACTAGCAACTGTTTCTGCAGCATTACTATTAACAATTTTATATTAAAACAAACACAATGGCATTAAAATCTTTATTTCCTGAAGACATGATGAAATCATCAGGAGCAGAAATGACACTAGAAAGTGTAGCTGCAAAACTTACATATTTCCATGAGCAATTACATTTGTTGCATTGGCAAACTAAAAGTTATGCAGAACATCAAGCTCTTGGATCATTGTACGATTATGTACATGATTTTAAAGATGGTGTAATTGAAAAACTCATGGGCTATACAGGTAAGAGACCTTCTATATATAAGATTGAACCTCTTACAAATTGTACAGGTGCACAATGTGTATCAGACTTAATGAACTTTGCATCAGAACTAAAAATGTATGGAGAGAAAAACTCATTCCACGACATTTGCAATCTTGCAGATTCATTATCAGGAGAAGCAGCAAAAACAAAATATCTACTAACATTGTCATAGATGCAAGTGAATAAAAGATTCTTTCCAAAGGTGATGCAGGACAACGACACGTTGTATCTTGCACATCTTGAGGGAATCATAAACTCTGTAGATGAACTATCAAGTCTCGAAATAACAAAGAACACAAACTCTTACAGGTTTCGATTAGCACCAAGTCTCCCAAAGTATATTCCTATGCTTCTTGAGGAGATTTTAAAGTTCCACAACATGTTTAGAATAAAGCTTGATCTTTCTAAATCAATAAAAAGTTCTGGTACAATAGTATTTGAAATAACATTAAACGAAGAATAACAATGGCAACATTTATTAAAGCAGGTTTCTGGGAACAATTATGTAAACCTTGTAGAGGATATAAGGGATGGTTAAATTTAGATCAATTAATAACAAGTTTACTTCCTGCTCCTGCATATAGAGTTTATACAGCTCTTCTTACACAGAGTGGTACAAATGATCCAGTGCCCACTGTTGTTGACAATACGTTAGGTGGAGTACCAGTATGGACAAGAGCTGGAACAGCAGGAGCTTATGACATTACTTTAAATGGTGCGTTTCCAGTTAATAAGACATTAATCTTTTTAACTTTATATGGAACAGATGCTGATGGTCGTTATGTTTCTCAAGTAAACTATGCTGGATCTGCAAATAATAATGAGAGACGTATTGTAATTAAAAATGCAACAACAAATGCATTTGCTGATGGCATAGGTGCTCTTTCAACAATTGAAATCAGAGTATACAACTAATAAATAAAAGACATGCCTACATTTATAAAAACAGGATTTTGGGAACAACTTTGTGTTCCATGTAAAGGATACAAAGGTTGGCTTAATCTTGATGAACTCATTAAGAAGTTAGCTAGTACAGTGGTTGGTCCACAAGGTCCTCAAGGAATTCAAGGAGTTCAAGGCCCACAGGGTGTTGAAGGTCCACAAGGTATTCAGGGAGAAACAGGAGAACAAGGAACAGCAGGTAATTCTGTTACACTTCTTGGTTCATATGCAGACTTAGCAGCATTTAATGCTGGTGCAGGCTCTTTACCTGGAGCTAATATAGGTGATGCATGGATTCTTTTATCTGATGGTTCTCTAATGACATGGAATGGTACAGCATGGTTTGATGCTGGAGATATAAAAGGTCCTCAAGGTGATCAGGGAATACAAGGAATACAGGGACCACAGGGTGAACAAGGTATTCAAGGGGTGCAGGGAATTCAGGGTGTTGCAGGTGGATTTGGTTATTTAGGATCTTTCTATGATACAACAAACCAAACAGGAAATGCAGGAGATGTTCTTACAATGAACATTGGTAATTCAAATGTATGGAACAGTGGAGTGTCTATCACTTCTGGAAATAGAGTAACTATAGCTAATCCTGGTGTATATAATATACAATTTAGTGCACAGATGGTAAAAAATGCTGGTAACACTGCCACACATGCACACATTTGGTTATCACAAAATGGTCTTGATGTACCTATTAGTGCATCACAATTAGGTTTTCCTTCTAACTCTGTATATGTTGTAGCAGCATGGAACTTTTTCTTTAAAACTACAGTGGCTAATGAATATGTACAACTTAAATGGGAAATAAATAGTAATGTAAACAACGCAATATCAATAACATCAGCTGCAGCTTCAGGAACTGTTCCTGCTATTCCTGGTCTTATTGTAACAGTGAACCAAGTTGGCTAAAAATAAATTTGTATAAGTAGAAATACTTATATACATTTACTGATCATTTTAAAAACCAACACATTATGGCACAGTACGATCCAAACAAGAGATACTCTTGGGGACCTGAAGACAAATTTGAGTTAACTGGAGCTCAATTTGGTCTAGTATTAAACACATTGCGAAGCATTCTGAACACAGAAGAGGCTGCAAAAATTATTTTAGCACAACAAGCTAACGCTGCAATTGAAGCTGTAATGGCTGCTGCTGTAGAAGCTGACGTTGTTAAGGAAGCTCCAGCTGTTGACGCTCCTCCAATGGAGAAGTTGTAAAACACAATGTGTGGTTGGGTGATTAAGAACCACATATAGATAATCAAAGCACTTCTCTATGAGAATATACGAGCCAAAGAATAGAATAGATGTTATAACACCCAAGGGAGATGGGATAATACTTTTTGTGACTGATTATGGTCATGAGACAGATACCATCTATACAATTATACTAAACACTACAGGTGAGATGTGGCAATACACTCACAAAGATATAATCGTTAAACCTAATATAACATTTAAACGCTATGGCAACAATGAAAAAAGCAGCTCCTAAAGCTCAAAAAGGGAAATCAGTAATGAAAGCTTATGTAGATAAGTATAAAAACGAAGGTGGCATCTCTAACATGGATATAGCTAGAGATACATTAGGTGGAAGCAGCCCAAGAAATAATCAGTATAATGGAGGATTTGGTGGTGGACGTATGAGCCAAATGAAAGATTTACAAGCTGCTCATGATAAGAAGTTTGGAAAAAAATCAACCATTGATGAAAGAAAAACTGGTGGCCCTGTAAAAAAAGCACAAAATGGAATAGCAAAGTATTCTGATCCAAAACCTTTATTTGATAAAATAGAAAAAACAAAAGATTCTATTAGTACTGCTAGAAAAAAACTTGATGCAACAAAAGCAATTAAAAATAAAACTTTAAATAAAGCTTTAAAATCTAATATGAATAAAATAAAAACGATGAAGATGAAAAATGGTGGTTCTTTATCTGCACTTAGTGCATCTAACAAAAGAGATAAAGGCATCGATCCTAAAGGAGCATTTACAAAAGTTCAAAAGAAAACCTTAGCAGGTGCTAAAGGAAAAGCTACTCTTACTAAAGACAAACAACTTGGTGCTACAAAGATGGCTAAAAGAGGAATGTCTATTAAAAAGAAGTAATAATGGCCACTGATAAAAAATGGATGCAGAAAGCTGCAGCTTCTATCAAGAAGCGTGGCACTGCTGGTAAATGTACACCAATCACTAAACCTGGTTGTACTGGTAGAGCTCGCACCCTTGCAAAAACTTTTAAAGCAATAGCTAAGAAAAAGAAAAACAAATAATGAAGAGTTCTAATATTAGAAATGTTAGTAGAAGAGCTAAGCTTAGAGGAATTACAGTATCTGAACTTATTCTTATTGAACAAGAAAAACAGATAAAAATAGATCAAGGATTTAAATGGTGTAATTCATGTAAAGATTGGTTATTAAATTCAGAGTTTGGAAAAGCTCATTCATATTGTAAACAATGTTATAGAGATAGAAGTAACTCTAGATATGATTTAGATAAACAAAGATCCCATTTATTAAAAAAGAAGTATGGAATTACTTCTGATAGATATAATCAAATGTTATCTGAACAAAATCACAAATGTTACATTTGTCATATACATGAAGATAAACTAGATCGATCATTAGCTGTTGATCATTGTCATAAAACTGGAGAAGTAAGAGGACTATTATGTGGAAACTGTAATAGATTTCTTGGACAAATTGACGATAACATCAATACAGCAGAAAGATTACTAGAATATCTTAATAAATATAAAAACATTCAAGAAGATTGCTAAATCTAATAAAAGGAAATAATGTCTAAGATGAATCCTCAGAAAGCTACAGCATATGTAGGCCCTGGTGTACTACGCAAAGGTGGTAAGATTACTCCTGTTCCTAATGGTCCTCTTGTAAAAAAGAAAGGTCCATTCAAAGGAAGTACATTGAAGACTGGTGGTAGAGTGATTAAAAAAGCTCAGGAAGGAACTACACTAGATAAGATAAAGGAACAAACCAGACTTAGACAAAATCTTACAGATTTTAGAAAGAAAGTTGGTAGTACACCACTCACTCCTCAATTACGTAGAGAAAAAGATTCTCTTACAGGTTTATTGAAAAACTTTTCTACAAATCAAAGAGTACAAGCTACAGGACTCACTCCTGCACAATTAGCTGCTAATGATGCTCAAGCACAAAAAGAAGCTGCAAGAAAACCTGATGTAGTAGATGAGAGCTGTCAAAAAAGAGGTCTTCCTACTAGTGGTGGAGGATGTTCTGGATCAGCAAGAAAAAATGCAAAAAGATTGAAAGACGAAAGAAATAGAAAAAATGGTGGAACTATTGCAAAAGCTAAGTCTGGTGCAATGATTAAACGTGCTGATGGTTCTTATTCTAAACGTGGATTGTGGGATAATATAAGAGCTAACAAAGGATCTGGTAAGAAACCTACAAAACAAATGTTAGTTCAAGAGAAAAAGATTAAAGCTAAATCTAAGAAATAATGGCAAGTGCAGCATGGCAAAAGAAAGAAGGAAAAAATCCTTCTGGTGGTCTAAACGCTAAAGGTGTAGCTTCTTATAGAAAGCAGAATCCTGGTAGCAAACTTAAAATGGCTGTAACAACAAAACCTTCTAAGCTTAAAGCTGGAAGTAAAGATGCAAAAAGACGTAAATCTTTCTGTGCAAGAATGTCAGGAGTAAAAGGTCCTGCTAAAAAACCTAATGGCAAGCCTACAAGAAAAACTCTTGCTCTTAGAAAATGGAATTGTTAATCACATAAAAAATATATATCATGGCAACAATAAAAAGACCTATTAAAAAAGCCCAAAGTGGCACAAAAGAAGTAAATTCTTTTGCGACAGCAAAAGGATTACCAATACCACGTCACGATCTAAGTGGCAGAGATGGAGTATATGCAACAGGTGTACAAATTTCTAAGAAAGATGTAAAGAAAAATCCTAAAGATTTTGAATATTTGAATCCTAAAAAACCAAAACCTATGAAAAAACTAAATCCAAAAAAACCATTAATGAAAAGAACACCAATGAAAAAAGGTGGAACTATTAGTAAAGCTAAAACAGGTAAAACTGTTAATAAAGCATTTTTAGGTAGTCTACTAGGAGGTGCTGGAGGTGGTGGTATGCTTGGTGGATTGCTTGGTGGTGGTGGAGGAGGAGGTATGCTTGGAGGATTACTAGGAGGTGGTGGTGGAAAAGGTGGAGCTGAAGGAGGTGGAATGGGTAAAATTTCAAAAATGTTTAGTGGTTCTATGAAAAAAGGTGGTAAAGTGGTAGCTAAGAAAAAAGCTGGTATGCATAGAATGCCTAATGGAACAATGATGAAAAACTCAATGATGAAGAAAGCTAAAACAGGAACTTCATTAGGAATGAAATCTGTTAAAGCTGGATTTGATAAAAATCCTGGAGTAACAAGAGCTGATATTATTACAGCTGCTACAAAGAAAGCTAAGAGTGGTGCTTCGATGAAAAAATGCAAATATGGCTGCAAATAATATGACATCAGGCAAAGCTAAAAAGTCAGGTGCACCAAGAAAAGCACCAAAGGTTGCAATTCCTAAGAAGGATAAACCATTCTCTCAGAATAAAGCTATGGATGATAAGATACGAAGAACCTCAGCTCAACAACCAATGAAAAAGAAAAGTTTATCAAAATAATAAAGCCTCCTTGATTGGAGGCTTTTTTGTTTCTTTATTTAAGAGTGTTGTACACTGACAACACCTTATTGATATATGACTTATTCTTTGCTTTCTGATAGCACTCATATGCAAACACTCCATCAGCATCATATCTATTTAACACCCATCGTGTATCTCCTACACATTCTACAGATGTAACGAAGTTGTGACTGTCTATAGTTCCTACAGATATATTAACTGCTTCTAATCTAATACTACCATCTTTGTTAGTTTGTTTAAAAGAAATAAAGTCTTCATCATCTTCGTCTTTTATATTCTCCCATAGATCAGGATGCATTATTGTATCATCATCATTGAAATATATATGTCCATGTGTAACAAGATTAAGAGCAAAGTTTCTCTGAGCATTACCAGACATACTATTACCATCTTTAATAGCATACCATTCACAGTTGTCAGGAATGTTAGCTGGTGCTTCTAATAGATCGAATACCACTATCCATCTATATTGATCTTTAGGAATATTTATACTATTAGAGATAATTTCTAAATTTTGTGGTCTTGAGCAAGGAGTAATGATATTTAAGAACATGGTTTATTATTTCTATGTAATACAAGAAGTTTATCGTTATTCCATCCAGGAGAATATTTTAAATCATGATTAGCAAATATGAATGTAGCAGAAGAGAAATAATCTGATAGATGACTTAATTGTTTAGAATAATCTTCTTCATTAGCATTAATGAATATATCTTCTACAATTAGAAATCCTCCAGGCTTCAAATGTTTATACGCTACATTGATAAACTTAATCTGGTCTTCAAATACATGTGTAGAATCATCCATTAGTATATCAAAATCACTTCCTGCATTTGATAGTCCTTGTTCAATAGATTTAGAATCAGTGACATTCATTTTAGTGTAAGTACAATTTGGAATACCATCACCAATTGCTTTATCCAATCTACTATCAAACCATTCAAATCCATATAGCTTAGCATTAGGAAAGAACTCTCTCCAAGAAAGCATAGAATGATTTTCTAATATACCTAACTCTCCTATACGTAAATCATTATATCTAATGTTAGAGAATAATAGATTGTAAATAGATGTGTAGGCATGTTTATGTAAATTCTGATCAGTGTTGTATGGAGATTTATCTGTTGGATATTTCACTCCAAGAAGACATAATTCTGTAATAGAATTAGTTGAATCAATTGATATACTATTTATTTGCATTGATATAGTCTTTTAGCATTTGTGAGTAGTCTTTCTTCCAATTAGGATTTAGATTAACTTCTCCTGTAGGAATCTTCTTTTGTTTTCTTAAGTTCTCTATATGAATACTATGTCTTTCTATTACGTTAGGTTTACCAGCCACATCGTGACCTTGTCCACTCATGTGGTAACCACGTCCTCCCCACATATAGAACCAACTAGCATCTTCTTTAGGCATCTCAACAAAGAGTTTTCCTCCATATTTATGTAATCTTTCAATGAATGTCATGTCATATCCTGCATTCTCTATTGGATGTCCTCCAATAGCTTTCCATGCAGACTTTCTAAAAACAATTCCTGAATTCCCAATCCAAGTGACAGCTGTAATATTTGGTTCATTATAAAGAACACCAGTCTTCCAGTGTAGAATATTTACATCATCTGTGAAGTGCTTATATATATTATCTAAATGATTGGGTAGTGCAATATCATCATCGTCCCATTGACAGATGATTTCTCCTTTACATAAGTTTGTAGCGTAATTCTCTTTATCACCAATTATAGGGAAGGTTTTGTCAAGATTTACAATTGTAACTTCTGGATGATCAAAGACTAACTTCTGAAGAGGGTAGTCATTAACTATAATAAGTTCCTTTGGACCTTTGTAGTCTTGATGGAGGAAACTATATAAAGATTCCTCCAACATATCTACCCTTCCATAGGTGATCATCTTACATGATATTAATGGAAGCTCTGTCATTACCATTTCATGATTACATCAAAAGGAGACACTAACATTACTGTTTCTTCTTCTGATAATGGGATTAATGGAGCTTTCTGCAATGCATTTGGATCAACTAATAAAACATCACCTTTCTGGATGTTTTGGATAAGATCACCTACACTGTGTACAACTAACTTTGACAACTTCTTAAGCATCTCTTTGTTCAATGCTTCTTTTGTATTCTCGTCAACAATTAATTTTGTTTCTTCTTGTTTGGGCATCTCTAAAAAGATGCGATTTCCTAATAATGTTGGCATATTATTCTATATTTAAGAGTTTATAAAATCTTGCTCCATCTTCAGGAGTTAATGTAATTTCTGATTGAACAGTCTCACGAACACTTTTGAATCCTTTCATCTTATTAGTCTTAATATCGATGTCTGGTTGTTGTGTAACTCTCTCATTGAAATCATCTAGGATTACAATTACATTACCTTCATCCTCTGTTAAGGATCTAATCACCTTTTCAATATTGAAAGATGCTTTGTACTCTTTGTCGCCAATCTTGGCTGTGTAAACAAATTGGTTTTTCATTTTTATTAATTTTAATTGTTATACTCATTTAACTTTTTATATTATTCACCACCATATTCATAAGATAAAATTTTTCCAACCAAATCACTTCTGTGATTCTCTTTTAATTTAACCCACTCTATACCTTCAATCTTTTTAGCGACATCAATTGCATAGGAGAGCCCTGTGTAACTTTCTCTAGTGTCTTTCTGTTCATTATCACCATTGATGATAATCTTACCAGTCTTACCTAGTCTAGTTAGAATTGCAAGCATTTCTCCTTTAGTTAAGTTCTGTGCTTCTTCTACAACAAGAACATCATCAATTGTTTTTCCTCTGATAAATTGTACAGGATAGGCAACAATCTTTTTGTCTTTGACAAGCTCTTGTATTTTTACTCTATCATAACACTTCTCAAGGTTCTCCTGAAATGCTTCTAGATAAGGATCAAACTTATCATCTAAACTTCCTGGTAAGAATCCTAAAGAGTTTCCCACTTCAATTGTAGCTCTTGTAACAAAGATGTGATTACATTGCTTTGTCATCAAGAAATCTAAAGCTGTCTGTGCACATATTAAAGACTTACCACTTCCTGCTCTACCAGTTACAATTACAATCTGATTATCAATAATCAACTGCTTTGCAGCTTTCTGTTCCTCGTTAAGGGTGACGTTATATTTTACATCACTCTTTCTAACTCTGTTTGGTTCCTTCATCTTTTGTTTCTTTAGCATTATTTATTTCCAACAATAGAGCATCAAATTTATCTTTAGATATAAGACCTGTAGTTCTGTGAACTTCATGTCCATCTTTAAAGAATATGAGTGTTGGAACTTTTCTAACACCAAACTTCTGGAATGTAGCTGAATCTGTTTCTGCTTTAATTTCCTTCATTGGAACACCTCTTAGCATTGAGGAGAGAGCCTTACATGGACCACACGTAGCCATTGTAAATTTGTAAACGTCAATCATGATAAATTATATTTTTGTTTTAATTGTTCACGTCTTCTGTTGACTTCTTCATACTTATATATGTCACTCTCCACATTTGTATGTTCGTCGAGTGTCAAAAGTATGATATTTTCTTCATCCAAACTAGCTTCAGGGTACTTTTCCTTTGGAAGGATGTGATGGAAGTATGTGCTCATAGCTTCACTGCCAAGATATACACCACTTATTTCACTATAATGAGGCTTCTTCTTCCAGATAGATAAGAAAAACTCTCTCATCTGTTTTGACCTGTCAAGTTTTCCTTGATAGCTCGTTTTGTCAAGTGAATTGCGTGGTTTACTTGACGTTTTTGATAGAGGCTTTCTGGGTTTATGGCGAAAGCAATATTCACTCTCGCCATTGTTCCCACATACTTTACACTTCATTAGTAGTGCTTCTATTCTTTGGATCAAACAAAGATTTCACATGAGGATTAAGTTTAATGCCCTCTAAGATTCGTCTTTCAAAATTAAGGTCTCTGTTAATTGCACTTTCTTCTGTGAACTTGTCTGGATAACGTGCTGCAAGTTTAGCAATGTTGGTTTCCATGATGTCTCTTAGGTCCCATCCATTCATGTTACACAAGTTTGCAACATACCACATAAGATCTCCAACTTCTTCTTTGATGTTTACAAAGTCTAGTGGTTTCTTGTATGCAATACATTTCTTGTATACATCAGCAATCTCTGCTGCTTCTGTTTGCATACCTAGGACCATGTGGAGATCATCCATGATGGCTCCATCAATTTTAGCACATGTACGTGCTGCTTCTGTCTGATAAGTGTTAATGTCCATTTTTATAAATTAAGGGTTTCTTCTTCCTCTTCGATGTGTTCTTCTATAGGAAGATCAACCTCGTTGATTCTATCAACAATCTTTTGTTTCAATTCCTCATAGAATTCAGGGTTGTCTACAATAAGCTTCTTGAATTCATCAAGATCGTATTTAATATTATCAATTGTGAAGGTCTTACCATACTTACGTCCTATCTCAAACTCATTAAGAAGTTCCATCATCTCTGTAAGCTTGTCAATACCTACACCATAAACAATTTCAAACTGTGAGAGTCTATATGGAGGAGACATCTTATTTTTGATACCTCTAAGCTTAGTGATATTACCATAAGTTACATCACCATCTTTGGCCAAGGTTCTGCTCACTTCTATCCTTGCATCGCTGTAGAATTTAAGTGCATGTCCACCCTGAGTTGTGGTAGGATTACCAAACATAACACCAATCTTCTCTCTATATTGGGATATTACGATAACACAAACATTATGTTCTGATAGAGCAGACTTTAGTTTTGGATAGGCATTACTGTTTAGTAAAGCTTTCTTACCAATAGAGCTATCTCCCACTTCACCATCTAACACCTTCTTAGGAATCAATGATGAATCACTATCGATGATGACAAGATCAATGTCTCCAGTTTTAATCATTTCCATTGCAATGTTGAATCCTTCTTCGCCACATGATGGTTGAGCAATCAACATCTTAGTTGTATCCACTCCTAATGCTTGGAAGTATTTCTTGTCAACAGCATGCTCACCATCTATATATAGAACAGTGCCACCTTTCTTTTGACATTCTGCAGTTACATGACCACAGATTGTAGATTTACCTGTACCCTCCCATCCCATGAGCTCGTACATCTTACCTTTTACAAATCCTCCTACACCTAAAGTGATATGATCAAATCCAATACTCCCTGTACTGATTACATCATAGTTTCCCCCTGATTTAGAGTCTAATGCTAATATGGTTCCTACACCATATTGTTTGTTTAATTTGTCAAGAGCTTCTTGAATGCCCCCTTTTTCTTCAGCTTTTTTCTTTGCCATTTTGATTGATTTTTGTTATACAAATTTAATAATAATTCTTGTTATTT